CCATTTTCACCCAAAATCCTGATTCAGACATTTTGCGGAATTTTATTTCCAGTCCGAGGACGTAGTACGTCCCTTTAATCAAGATCTTGGATGATTTTTTTTTTGAATCCTTTAGTTATCAATGACCATACACGTATTATAGCAAAATAAAAAAGCCCTGTCAAGGACTTTAATTAATCAGCTCTCTATTCTCAACGATAACTTGATCGAGTTTTTCTTTAAGTAATCTCATTTCTTCGTTATTCATACTAGCACCTCTTCTTGTTCTCCGCCATAATTAGCAAGTGTCATTGCGACATCGCCGTCCAAAGCTTCTTCGATGTCACATTTATGCTGCCAGTGCTGCGTAGCAGCTCCTTCACGCTTGATCGTAATGTTTGCTGTATGACAGTCTCCAATCTGTTCAAAACGCCACCAGCGTTCCACGTTGACTTCTACAAGATGTCCTGCTACTCGATAGGATAAATTATAAGTTGTATAATTAATAAAGTCTTTCATATTAAGTTCCTCCTATTAATGGCGTGGTGTGTAGTTACTGTGATAGAAATTGTCGTGATCTTCTGACACAAAATCTGCCTGTTCTGCGTTAAGCTTGGCAGCAATCGCTTTACTTTCATGTTTGTCAATTAAATAAACGATCACGATGTACAAGATAGTGGGCACGATAACGATTGCAGTTGCAATGATAAAAGCGACAGATAGCCATAAACCGTATACAGATGCTACTAAAAAGTACCATACTGCGAATCCTCCACCACCGAATATGAACATAACGCCGCCAACTGTAAATAGAGTTCCGTAGAATTTCATAATATTTTCTCTTTTCTTTTGTTAATTTATTTGATGAACATATTATAGCACGGGGATTTAATTAAGTCAACAAAAAAAAGAAGAGATTTCTCTCTTCTTAAACCTAGCCCCAATCTAGCATATCATTCAATTGCTCATTTTCTCCTTCAAGGCGATCAATATAATTTCCACCATCTAATAATTTCTTATTTACTTGGTCAAGTTCTACTTTTTTAGCATTTAACTCAGCACGCAAGTTATCAATGATCGCATCTTTATTGTCTAATTGATCTTCTAAATTATCAAGTTCTTCATATAATCGTGCATGACTACTCATTATTCTCCCTCCCCGAAAAGTGCCGATTCAATAGCATTAATTTTGTGCTGAAATTTGTAAATCATTTCATCCTGTTCTCGTATTTCATCTTTTAATTCAGAGTTTTCATTATTTTTTTTATCTAACTTATCGTGCAACTCTTCGATCTGACCATGAAGACGTTGGTTTTCCTTAATAAGTGCGATTGACATATCTTTATCCATTATATTCCTCCTAGTATTGCTGAATGTGCTTACCCATATCGAAGTCAGGAATATCAATTCCCGTACGATAGTGAGGTAAACCAACAAAAGCTTCTTTACGGACTACATTTTTAAATTCATTTGTAATTTTTAGCCGTTCTTGGGTAGTAAATAGTAAAATATAATCACTGAATTCACCTGATTGGGCACGATTAGCAAGAGGAACGTTATTACTAGACACATATTCCTTATAAGCCTTATAAAAAGCTAACTTACCAACAGTGTTCGATCGTGATTCCTCAAAATGAAACTCATCTGACCAGTAAAAATATTGATCTAAGAATGAAATGATAGTCTCTCGTTTAGTCATATTCTTAAAGTCATGATTAACGAGAAAACGACTGTTAGTAGAGTCAAATTCTTGTGCAAATTCACTTGGAATTGGTAGATCGAGATACAGAAGAGTCAGATAAGTTTGTAACACTAGTCCCTGACGAGAGTTTAACAACTCTTGCGTTTTCTTTTCTCCATATTTTCCACCAGTTTGTTCCAAAGGGTTATTAGTAAGACTATCTAACAAGGCATTCTCGGCAGGATTGAAATTATCTGTCGCTCGGCCTTCTCCTAATTCATCAGACATAGCATTATAAGCACTGAAATTTATAAAATTCATATTTATTTCTCTCTTTCCTATTATATTAGTATATTATAGCACCTGATTAGGATTGTGTCAACTTGTATTCAGTATCTATTCACGTGAATAGAAAAGTTAGTATCTTGTACTCATCATATTCTAATAATTTTTTTATGCCAGTGATACCAATGGATTGAGAGCTTGAAAAATTAAAAGTGTCAAAAACGTCTTGTCAAAAACGTCTTAAATTGACCAAAAAGAGACCCTCACTATTTGTGTAGAGTAGAGTATGACGAAGGGGAAGGGAGAGAGTGAACAAGCTCTGCTTGTGAACGAGTGAGTGGGAAGGGGAGCACGCTGCAGGCGGTAAGGGTAATAGAGCCACTGCTTAGTAACTTAATATTAATATACTATTACTTAGCTCGTAATTAACATATACATATTATTAGTTTATTATTACTAATTTAAGGATTTAAGGACCAGTACGCTCTCAGAAAGGAGTCTCTCATAGTGGAAACAAAAGACTTACTACGGATCATTGAGCTTATTCAAAAAGATTACGCAGTATCAGATGAGGCTAAAGTAGATGCTATTCGTATCTTAGTTGATCGTGGCGTAATGTTGAAGGCTCAGTCATTAAGCTGGACGAAAAGTATCAACGATATGGAGACTCGTTAATCTCCATAATACATAATCAGGTGGCGTGTACCTGTATAAACAACGTACCAAAGTAATATATCGCCCAATCGCTGTGATTGAGGCTTACATAGTGATTTTCATACTTCTATTCATTCCTATTCCTTCTTACTACCAGAGTCCTCCTAGCTCTGGTAGTTTTACATATGTACGCACGTGCGTGGCGCTGCTAGCAACAGCATAAACTTAGAATTCCTCCCATGTGTGAGGATGACTACTCGGTTAGGTTGCCTTCTAAACCGTCAATTACATAAATTAGATTGGAGAGATTGCTCATGACATTTGAATGTCCTGAATGTGCAACTCCTATCGAAGTCGAAGATGAAGCCTTCGTTGTATGTAATTATTGTGGTACACTCTTACAAAATGACGGTTCTGACTTGGAAAGGGTAGAACTTGACTAAAGGACGAGATATGAAGATCTGCCCAGACTGTGGTATGCGTGTGGACGTAGAAAATCATGATTGTCCTGTTAGACGTAAGAAACGCAATAAACAACAACGAGACTTCAATAAGAATGCAAAGTTGACAGAACGAGAATTGACCTCTATGAGATGGAGACGGTTCCGTAAGGATATTATATTAAAAGATGGTAGCGAATGTCAACGATGCTTAATTAAAATGCATAAGCATAATTATGAGGACTTAACAGTTCATCATATTATGCCACGTGTTAAGTACCCAGAGCTTATGTACAAGGAAGACAATTGCATTACTCTTTGTCGGACCTGCAACTTGGCGATGGGATTAAATGGTATCGACTTTGATTGGTTGCCAGAACAAAGAAGCTTAGATTTAGATCCAAAATTCTAAAAAGGAGGGGAAAGGATTGCCGAAACCAAAGAAACCAGCAGCCCTTACATCTGGTCATAATGAATCTCAATCAGAAATTAAGAGACGTATGGAAGATGAAGCTAAGATTAAAGGTTCCTCAGATGAAGTTGACCAAGTACCTGACTTTATCCAAGGATCAGAAAAAGCAGAAAAATATTATGGATATATTTATGGATTACTTAAAGATACTGAAATTCTTTCTGACTTAGATCGGATGGGCGTAGGTGCCTTAGCTGAGTGCTTAGCTATGATGGAAGAAACGAATGCTTCTATTTTTGAACAAGGTCCCTTAGTTGAGGTTGATACTAAGTACGGGACCCAAACAAAAGAAAACCCAGCTATCAATACTCATATCAAATATCTTGATCGCTTCCGTTCATTATCAACACTTTACGGATTATCACCTAGTTCTCGTGCCCAATTATCAGCTTTAACAATGGCTGAACGAGAAAACGCAAATGATCCTTTGATACAAGCCTTATCAGAAAATTGATGAACCAACCTCGGAAAAGTTTACGAACGCCGAGGCATTATACATATCAAGCAATGTCCGAGGCCAAAAAGAATGCTAATGGGCGTGATTCTACCGGTATTGCACGTCAAGTGAACGAGATTAAAACCTCGCTCCGATTACATAGCTACAATAGTACTGAGTCCAAAAGAAACGTAGAGGTTGAGTTTCCGAGTACCTTTTTGCCCTACTAGTCAAGAGAGTGGACTCTCTCTTGCTTACATAATAAGGAGTGATAATATGCCTGTTAACTATACTGACATTTACTCACACCCTGCGTATCACTATGCCGAAGATGTGGTATCTGGTAAGATTATTGCCGGAGAACAAATTGTAACTCAATGCCAACGCTTCTTAGACGAGATAGCGCTTAGTGATAAGAGTGAATGGTATTTTGATTTAAGTCTTTTTAAAAAGGTCTCTGTTGTGTTAGGGTTTATCCTTATGGCAGAAGGTCGCTTAGCTGGTCAACCCGTTGATGAACATTTAACGGGTTTTCAGTGGTTCTTCTTAGTCAGTATTTTTTGCTGGAGACATTCAGAAAACCATGAGCTAAGACGGTATAAGACAGCTACAATGCTCATCGGACGTAAGAACGGTAAGACGTTTATTGTAGCATTGATCTTTATTCTATTATTACTAACAGAACCTAAGTACTCACAGTTCTATTCTGTTGCGCCTAACTTGGAACTGTCAGCTATTATTAAGGCTCAAATGGATAATTTGATTGATAATTCGCCAAGAATTAAGGATCATTTTATAATTACAAAGAAACTAATAACTTGTAGAATTACAAAATCCACGTTTCAACCACTTGCAACATCTAATAACCGAATGGATGCACGTGCTGCTTCTGTATTCGTAGCCGATGAAGTAGGGGCATTAGCTAATAACTACCCTATTCAAGCTATGAGATCTTCACAGACACAAGTTGCTAATCCGCTTGGTATTATTATTTCTACTGCTTACGATTCTTTAGAAAATCCTATGACAGAAGAAGTTGCTAAAGCAGAAGAGAAGACAATGCCGGGAGATAAGTATGATCCTGAGTATTTCGCAATGCTCTATCGTCCTGATAAACCTAAAGAGTGGGCTACGAATGAAGACGAACTTCTCAAAGCTAATCCTATTGCTCAGGATATTCCTGCAGTAAAGGAAGCTGTTGATAAGATGAAATCTGATGCGATTGACTATCCTGCAGAGCGCCCTAATTTCCTCACTAAGTTCATGAATATTTTCGTTGATGGGGGAGCTGGTGAAGCTTTTGCCTCAGAGTCGGAAATTAAGAGTGCGATCTTAGAGCAAGGCTATGATTGGGATGGTAAGGATGTATTCGTTGGATTAGACTTTGCCGAATCTCATGATAATTTTGGGTTTTCCATGGTCACGTATGACGATAGCCATGATGCGTATGTAGCCAAGTCATGGGGATTTTATCCTGCGGGACGTGAGGCCGAGAAATCTAAGATTGAAAGCTTTGATTATGCTCACGCTAACGCTGAGGGTTGGGCTTATCCATCCGGTGGCGAAACAATTGATTATAACTTTGTAGAAAACTTTTTCTTTGATCTTGAAGAAAATTATGGAGTCACAATCAAGGGTGTTGGCTATGATAAATGGAACGCTCGATCGACCATTGCTAAATTTATGGCTAGCGGTTATGACGGGATTGATATTCCGCAAAATGGTAAAGGCTTATATCCGGGAACCAAGTTACTTCGTGAAGCTATTCAGAATAAACGATTCTTCTTTGATAAGAACGATATGCTTGAACAAAACTTCATGAATGCAGTAATGGTAACTGATTCAAACCTATCTTACTTCTTAAATAAGAAAAAGTCAAATGGTAAAATTGATATGGCTGCATCAATTGTTGATGCCATGTCGTTGTGGGAGACCGAAGAATTTGAAGATGCAATGTTCGGTTCTCCTAATATTAGAGTAATGTAGAAAGGAGGTTTCATATTATCGCAACACAAAGAGATGTATCGGCGCAAGGTCGTGGTAAGATCGTTAGCTGGTTGAAAGATATTGTCCCATTCGGTGGTGATGGGTGGGATGACAATAAAAATTTGGAAAAGAATTCACAACCAGTATTCGTTACTTCTCAAACAGGTGCTCCGTCATTTTCTTTTGATGACCAGAGCCGCCATGTTGATGAAGATACGGTAATGGAGATCCCGGCCTTTGCAGCTGCCTTAAATCTTATTGCAGATACGGTTGGTAACTTAAATGTTCAACTGATGAAGCCTAACGATAACGGTGTACCAAAAGCAGTCACCGATGATAATCGTGTTACCTTATTAAACACACAAACAAATGAGCAATTAACTGCGTTTAATTATAAACGAATTGCTACGAAGGATTTATTGTTGTACGGTCGATCATTGTCGTTCATTGAACGAACTGGTAATAATATTGACAGTATTTATCCTTTAAGCGCACGAGAAGTAACCTCCGATGTTTATACTATTGGCGGTTATAAGTTTTATGGTGAATACACGTATAACTCGCAAGCTGGTAGTTATCGTTATGATGAACAGGCTATTATGAATATTATCCAAGATACTAAAGATGGGATTACTTCTCATGGTATTCTGGATAATTTTGCTCAGGCATTGACTTTAGCACTTAATCAGCGTGATTATGAAACTAGATTAATGGGGAATGGCGCTGTTCCTACAGGTGCCGTTAGGACCGAGAAGAAGATTTCAGACGAAGCTTTTACTCGTTTAAAGAGCCAGTTTGCTTCATTATATGGCGGTACTGATAATGTAGGGAAGACGATGTTCTTAGAATCTGGACTTACTTATCAGCAAATCAGTGCTAACCCAGATAATCTACAGCTTGATTCTAGTAAGAAAGCTATGATTTCTGATGTTGCTCGTATGTTTAATCTCCCAGAAACGATGATTAACTCTTCTGCGAACAAGTATAATTCTAATGAAATGAATAATTTGCAGTTCTTCCAATACGCATTGCGTCCTGTTTTATCAGCATTCGAAGCTGCTTTAAACAAGGAATTGTTACTAGAAGACGAAAAGCAAAAAGGATATTTCTTTAGTTTTGATACTGATTCAATTATGCAAAACACGTTACAAGAAAAGGTTACAGCTATTGGTGCTCTTTATGATAAAGGTCTTATGTCTTACGATGAAGCTCGTAACAAGTTTAACCTTGACAATATTAAGGGTGATGACTTCATTCAGCTTAGTTTAGGCGCAGTTCTTTACTACCCTGAGACTGGTGATATGAAGATCCCTAATATGGGTATTACTTCTACTATAGATAATACCAAAATTGGTTCAGATGGTCAAGTAGGACCTGCTGATCCGAATACTCAAACCGACTCCCCAGTGTCACAACAAGACGGTGCACAAAAAGCCCCTAATACGTTGAAACAACAACAGTCTCATCAGCATAAAGCTGATAACAACGCTTTAGGAGGTTCTAAAACATGACACAAACTAAAGAATTACGAACCCTCTCATTAGAAACTCGTGATATGACTTTCGATGATGGTTCTTTAAAGGTTTCAGGATATGTTAACAAGGCTGGTTCGGTTAGTCAAGTTATGGGTTCTGATAACCAATCATTTCAGGAAACTATTGAACCTCTCGCATTTCAGAATGCTTTATTAGATACTTCACACCCGATTGATTTCTATGCAGAACATGATCGAGACAAGTTGCTAGCAACAACGGTGAATAGCTCATTAAAGCTTCGTGCTGACGATAACGGCTTATTTATGGAAGCTTGCATTATTGACACTACGTTAGGTCGAGATACTTACCAGCTTATTAAGTGTGGTGTTATCTCTAATATGAGCTTTGGATTCATTGTATTGGATGAAGATTGGGATCGTACTCCTAAAATTCCTTTAAGAATTGTTAAGGAATTGATCTTATTTGAAGTCTCTGCGGTACGTTTTCCTGCGTATTTAGAATCCTCAATTGAAGCTCGTGATAAAAAAGAACTTAAAGCTCTCGAACAGCGAGGGTTTAAATCGGTTTCAAATATTACGATTCCAAAGGAGGAAGACATTTTGGACTTACGAAATGCAAAAACAGAAGATCTATTAAAAGAGATCGAAGCTCGTGCAATTGTTAAACGAGATGATGATGAACCAGTTCCAGCAGATGGAGCTGTAGTCGAAGAAAATGGTTTAGGTATGGGTATGGGCGACCAAGGTGACGGCGATCAACCACACGACCACACTGATTTAGTTAACGCCATTGTATCAGCATTAACCCCATTAATCTCTAAGATTGCTAAACGAGATGATGGTGATGACATCGCACCTGCTACAGACAGTGAACCTGATGCAGCGACAGACGGTGGCAGTGACGGTACTCCAGTTGAAAGTGATGCTTTACCAACTACTGTAGCTAATAAGAAGCGTGCTGGTAAAGACCCAGTAGACGCTGCTAAGGCCAAGGAAGATGCTAAAGACAAAGCGGACGATGGAACAGAAGATCGTGCCAAAGGTGTGAAGCCTACCTTTAAGAAGGGTGTTAAACCTACTTTTGGTAAGGATGACACTACTGACGATACTACTGATGATCCTAAAGATCCTAAAGATGATCCTAAAGATGCAGCAGCAAAGAAAAAGGCTGGAGAAAAACGCTCAGCTGATTTAGATTTCTTAAAGGAGGTATTTGATTAATGGAAAGCAAGAAAGCTTTATTAGAAAAACGTAACTCATTTAAGGCAGAAGCGCAAGCCTTAGTAGCAAAAGAAGAACGGTCAACAGAAGAATCTGATCGTATTTCTGAAATTGCAACTGAAATTCGCTCCATTGATTCTGCTTTAGCAGACATCGAAACAGAACGTGCAAATGGCAAACAAGTAAATCAATTAAACGAACGGAGTGTTAAAACTATGGATGAAAAATTAGAAAAGCGTGCCGCAGCGGACTTATTCCGTGGCGACATGTCAACACCAGCAGTACAGGACTTCTTAGCAGAAGCTCGCTCAGCAGAACAAGTAGAATTGCCTGTTGAAGAACGTGCCTTGCAAGATAACGGTTTATCATGGGGTACTTCAACTGGTGCAGGTGCCGGTGGCGCTTTAATCCCAACGCAAGTTGCGAACATGATTATCGAAAAATTGCAAGAAACTTCACCAGTATTTGCACTGGCTGAAAAGATTCCTTCAATTACTGGGAACCTTCGGATTGCTCGTGAAGACGACAACTCTGATGATGGCTTCGTTGGTGAACTTGAAGAAGTTAAGGCACAAACTCCTACGTTGAAGAGTATTGAATTGACTCAGAAACGTGTCGGTGCCTCAATGCAATTAAGTAACCTTATGATTAACGATGGTGCTCCTGACATCGTTAACTATGCAGTTGCTCGTTTAGGTCGTTCATTGGCTAAGGCTTTGGAACGTGCTATCTTAATCGGTGCTAAGACTGGCGAAACTGCTGCTCACACCTTTGGCCCAGTTGTTGGTAATGCCGACACTATCAAAGCTAAGGTAGCTGCTGTCGATGCTGTTACGGTTGAAGAATTGATTGGCATTTACACCGCATTGAACCCCAGCTACTTAGATGGTTCAGCTTGGATCGTTTCACGTGACGTGTTCAACGTTATGTCTAAGTTAAAGGACGGTAACAACGAATACTTGGTATTCAAGCCAACTGCTTACACTGGTTCATTTGGGGCAGCTGTTGCTCCACGTCCCGGTTACCAATTGTTCGGTGCCCCAGTTTACGTCTCAGATCAATTGAACGACAATGCTACTTCACAAATCATCTTTGGTAACTTCCAAGCTGGTTACGCAATCATGGTCAAGGGTGGCTTGAACTTGACTCACGTTACGGCTGATACTGCACAAGCATTAGCTGGTGGTCACTTAGTTGTTCTTGATGGCTACATGGACGGCCAAGTTAAGAACCCTGCAGCGTTCGTTACGGCGAGTATTGTCTAGCGATCCTATTCCATCCCCACTTGCAGTTAAGTCTGTATCTGTAACAGATACTACGGCAACGATTGAAGTGGAATAGTTTCACATTGAGGGCTTCGGCCCTCTTACATAATATATGAATAAGGGAGGTGGCTCTCTTTTGGTTAATAAAAATGACACATTTACAGTAATGCACAGTGGCGATATGATGTTTGCCTCCGCTTTGAAAAGCCCGATTTCATTAACAGGGCTGACACCTGAATCTTCCCACCACAATTGGTATATTTTAGATGAAAAAACATTGGAAAAAGAAACTATTCCAGATTTTGCAACTACTGGAATTCGTACACCTGTTTTAGACAGCACTAAGTTCAATTCTGACGGTACGGTAATGACTATTCATTTTATACAACCGAATGATGTTGATGATCCTTATTTTGACGTTCTTGATAATCAAAATAATATCGTAGCAGCAAACAAGACAGACTATTTTGATATTAATATTGAACCGGGATTGCAAAACGTTGGTTGGACTGCCAGATACCATTCTGGTTCAGGGACATTGACAATCCCAGCGTTTACTGCTCCATTACCAGACTAAAAAGGAGGTGCTCTTTATCGCTGCCAATATATTACCAGATGATTTATATACCGTTTATAAAAAGAATGGTGATGACTTTATTACCGATGAATTAGCCCCTATATCTTTGACGGAGCTAGTTTCTGATACTTTACGTTCAGGATGGAAAATTAAAAACCAACGAACTTCTGAGGAAGCTGTTATTCCTGATTTTAAGACTACTGGAATGAGAACTCCAGAATTAGATAGAATTGAATTAAATAATAACGATACGTTACTTTCAATTCGCATCATTGTTAAAGAAGATGTAGACGACCCCACGTTTATTCTTTACGATGAAGGCGGCAATGTCTTAGCAGAGGGTTTTGAAGAAGTTGCCGAAGTTGCTGTAGTTCCCGGTCAAGTAATTCCTGCAGGGTATACTGTTCAATACACAGGCGGTTCCGGGGTATTAACCTTACCTCAAATTTCAATTCCAGAAACTACCACCACTACCACAAGTACGACTATTGCCCCCACGGAATAGGAGGAGGCAGTTTTTATGGTAAGTCCAGATGATTTATATTCAATTTATCGTAAAGACATTGACGGTAAACTTCCTTTAGAAGATTTTACAACGCCCGCTGAATAAAATTTGTCTTTTAAAGATAAAAATCAGACAGATCCTTGTCTGAATACATTACGAACATCACAAAGCATCATAGGAGACGTTTCAGTACATACGTAGTATAAGTTATCGAGGAGTTATTTAGAATTGATTATATCGTCCCTTATAAGGGTATTTTATTTTCAGTTATCAAAAATAGGCGATAAAGGGGTGAAATGTATGAAATATGTATTATGCCAACCATCAACAGTGAAGTTTGAGTGGCAATTAGAGGTATTCTGCACAAACCTTATTGACTTAGGTGTAGAACCATCAGACATTGTGCTGTTATTTACTAAAATAGATGATGAATCAATTCCACAGCGTCTTGCAGACAAGTATGGTGTAGAGATCCACGTTTATTCTGATACTATTCAAACGTTTGGATATATGCCAGCTATTCGACCTTATCTATGGGCTAAATACCTTGAAGAAGATCGAAGCCGTGAAATTGGCACATACTTATACTGTGACTCAGATATTATTTTTAGAGAGCTTGTAGATGTAGATAAACTGGACTTAGCACCTAATCGGTGGTATGGGAGTAACTGCAATGGTTACCTTAACTTAGATTATATCAGAAATTGTAAAAACGGTCAACGTACGCTTATTCAAATGGCAAAAGTTGTTAAGATGGATGTTGACTTCTTAGAGACGATTAACCTTAATTCTGGTGGTGCTCAATGGGTTATTCAAGATCCTAAAGCAGCCTACTGGAGAAAGGTATATTCTGACTCAATTGATATGTACAGAACGCTTAATTTAGCTGATAGTGACATTCAGGTATGGACTGCAGAGATGTGGGCGATGCTTTGGAATATGATGTATTTCAATATCGGACCTGTGGTTGACAAGGAATTAGATTTCACTTGGGCGACTGATAGTGCTTCTAAATATTACAAGACTAAAATTTACCATGATGCTGGTGTCACTCAAACAGATACAGATCTGTTCTATAAGGGTAAATATGACAAAGGTAAAGAACAAGAAGACCCATTCAATGAAGACTTTTCCTTCGTAAATCGGAATAAAGCTTCTTGGAAATATGTTGCAGCAATCAAAAAAGTAAAGAGGTGATGAGATGGCAGTAACAATTGACGACTTTAAGAATCAAATTAATGCCGATAGTGATGAAGAGGTTGACAAGTATTTTGACGATGCCGTTGACTACGTTAACCTTAAACTACAAATTATTGATGGTCAATACGCTAACACAAGATCTAATTACTTAGAATCTGTTATCGACAGAGCTATCTTAGAAGTAGCAACTGGTTTCTATCTTCGTCGTGATGGGACTCCTGTTAGTGGTACAGTCAACTCATCATCTCTTGATACCTTGATGGACTATGTAAGAAACCCATCAATATAAGAGGCGATTAAATGGCTAACAAAATTGATCTTTGGCGATACAAAGAAAAACTGTTACTTGGCGAAAACGGGTTTACAGAACTTGACAATGGTCAGATTATTGATAATGGAGCCGCTATCACGGACGCAACTTTTGAAACAAAGTATACTTTTCACTGTAGTCAATACCGTGTGAGTGATCGTGTCATTGCTTCTGTTAATGGTTCTGACCTAGAAAACACTTTGGTAGTTGCGGTTAAACATCGTCCAAACTTTGATTACGATACTTACACTGCTAAGTTTCGTGGTAAGTATTACCTTGTGACCTATATCGTCCCTGATACATCTGCTATTTTCACTTATGATTTATTATCTCTTAAATCAGTTGTTAAAAACGGTGGCTCTAGTACTTCGTTTGGAGAAGATACAACAAGTTCATCGAGTGGAGGTGGTTTTGGTGGCGATTAAAGTAACAGGTAACAGCACTGACTTCTGGAGCATTGGTGAAGAAGGCACTGACAGCATGCTCAATCTCGTTAATAAGGTTGGATTCGATCGTGCTGAACGTTCTTTAATCGTTGAGGCTGGTGCAGAGATCGTTGAAAAACATCTGTATGACCACACCCCGTATCTAGACAACGAGGACGTTACTCACAAAGAATTATATGGTTATTCAGTAGGCCACATTCGTGATGGTATTACTCATAAACCAAACCAATTCTTTAATGGTGCTACTGAGGTTGGGTTTAATCGTAAAGTATATCCAATCGTTGCGTGGACTGACTGGGGGACATATCGTCAACCAGCGCAATTTTGGTTTGAAAAAGCTGCCGCATCTCTTCCTTATGGAGAGGTTTATGCTGCACAAAGAACCGTTGCAATGGCCCTGTTAAAGAAGAAGGGGGTTATTTAAATGATTTCTAATGATATTAAAAACCTTATTAGAAACGAAAACTACTCTTTTCTTCCTAGTAACTATGTATATGCTTATGGGCTACCGAACGCCATCCATGCTAATGTGCAAAATGAGGTTGTAATCCTTATTAATGATATTAGTCTTATCCCTTCCAATTACGGTAGTGATAATGGTACCACAAAAGATGGTACAGTTCAAATCCAATTCTTTTATCCTCTATCTGAGGGTAGAGACGTTACTACGGTTATTGAAGATCCTATATTGGATATGCTTCGTGATAACGGTTGGCGCATTACAATTGGTGGTGGGGTTGATAGAGATCCTCAAACATCACAATTTTATACTACTTATCACTTAAAGAAAACTATTTATAAATAGAAAGAGGTAATTATTAATGGCTAAAACAAAAGGTATTGATTCTGGTCGGGTTGCTGTATTTAAGTCTGACGACTCAGAACAAATCGACACTGCTATGACTGCACTTGGTACGGAAGGCGTCTACACAATTGATGAAAAGACTGCCGAAGGTATTACTGTTGGTAATATCACTGGTTTAGCGCCAACCATGACTAAGATCTATGGTTCTGACATGGTTGTGGAAACATCTGGTAAGGGTACTTCTGGTGCTACTGCAACTCTTGGTGCCAATGATATTCCAGAAACAGTCATTGATGCTCTTACGGGTGTTGAAGAAAACTCTAACGGTATTTCAGTTATTACTTCTAACACTCGTCCTCCATACTCGGTTCTTGAATTTATCACTCATAACCGTCAAGAAGACTTGGTTCACTTTGCTCTGTTGAAGGGTACTTTTGGTCTTGAAGATCACAGTATGGCTACTAATACTAATACTGAACAACTTGCAGTTGACTCAATGACCTTTACGGCTGTTAACCGTCAATCTGATAAAGCTGTTTATGCAAAGGTATCAGAAGGTAATGCTAAGTTTAACCAAGCTGCATGGGATTCATTCTTATTCCCCGGCACTCACTTAACGACTACTACTACGACTACTGTTTAGTAGCCTCCCCCCAATTATGGGGGTTACATATAAATATTTATACTATAACATTCATGAAAGACGAGGAGATTTATATGACAGTCAAAATTGATGCAAAGGTATTAGGACTTAAAAAGCCTATCGAAGTAAACGAAACCAACAAGAATATTAAGAAAACTCTACGGGTTCAAATGGATAGCGATAAGCTAACAACCATTGAAACCGAAGGTCTTACAGATGAAGAAACATATGCAGCGTTTGTGGAAGCTAGATTCGATTCAAACGAACTTATGTTAAACTATATCTCTGACATCTTGCGTTTAACAGATGCTCAGATTGACCGTTTAGAAGATCTAGAAGAAGAACCAACCAGTGAATTCTTTGGTCAAATCCTAGCAAAAATGATGCACCTTGACGATGTTGTGGAGGATGCAGAAGACGACGGTACGCCCAGTAACTAGCGTTTCCGCCGCAGAGATGTTGCAAGACATTAACTCTATGGAAAAGACATTAATTCAGAACGGTATGGATACTTTTAGCTCTTTGGAGGAAACTAATTATTTTGAGTTAATCGAAGTCATGTCTTCCGAAGAACGAGAAGATGAGGATGAGGTTATTCCGTTGGGGTATTGGTTGGAAGACAATCATATCTAAAGTCTACTTTGGTAGGCTTTTATTTTTGTAATTAAAAGGAGGAGAAACAATGGCAAAGGACGCTGCTTACGGTAGCTTAACTTTATATGTTAACGTGAATGATGCCAAGGCTCAAACCTCTTTGAATACCTTGAAAACCAACATTCGTTCTATGGGTGCTGAGTGGAAGGCTAATGCTACAGAAATGAAAGCCGCCGGGGATTCAATGGGCGCACTCGAAACTAAAATCGGTGGACTTAACCGACAAATTGCGGCACAAGAACAGTATAATAAAGGGCTTGAACACGCCCTTGAAGGTACTGTTAGAGGGACAGATACAAGCGCTCTTGCGTACGACCGTTGGGAAGCTAAACTTAACCAAGGCAAGGCTTCTATGGCTCGTATGGAAGCTCAGTTACAGTCCTCTAACGCTGTATTCCAACGTTCGTCTACTGGTATTGAAGAACTCCAACGCATTAATAAGGCTTGGAACGATTCAATGGATTCTTCTGTTTCCGCTTTAAAAGCAGAAGGACGAGAAACAGAAGCCAACGCTGAAAAGAAAAAAGCTTTAGAAGTTCGTACCGAAGGACTTCTTGAAGAACTAGTTAAAGAAGAACACGCTTTAGATAACATTGAAAAAGCAGAAGGTTCTTCTACTGTTGAGATTGAAAAGCAAAACACTAAGGTAAACCAAGCTCGTGAGGCGTATGCTAAGGCCGCCAAAGAGCAAAAGGAATACACTAGTGGGTTGCATGATCTTAAAACAGCTCAGAGTAGCATCAATACTGCTACCGATGGAGTTATCACTCGCCTTAAAGGGCAAGGAAAAGAATTCCAATCACAAGCTTTAGAAGCTAAGAAGCTTGGAGCCATTCAAAAAAATCTTGCTGAACAATATAAGATTGAGTCTAAAGAACTATCTAATATTGAAAGCAAGACAGGTAAAGCAACACAAGCGTATGCTGAACAGATGGGTAAGGTTACTAAGTTAACCACTGATATGGATAGCAACAATAAACGTATCAAAGAGATTAATAAAAACCTTGGCGGAATGGGGACTGCCGGTGGTAAGGCTAGAGATGGTCTTAACAAGATGGCTTCCGCCGCATCTAAATTCCAAGGAACAGCTAACACTATCTCTCGTGGGGCTGTTGTTGCTGGAGTAGGTATTGCTACCATTGTTGGTCAAGGGCTTAAGTTAGATGCTAGCTTAACTACTAGTTATACTAAAACTCAAAACTTGATTAAGACTTCTAATACAGAAAGTACTTCTGAAATTAGTAAGAATATGGCTACTATGCGTTCTAATACCACAAAGTACTCTAACGAGTATGGTATTTCTCAACAAAAGATCGCTGATGGCTATCAGGAATTAATCAAGCGTGGTTATTCATCCGCACAAGCATTAGGTGCTTACAAGAGTGTTATGCAAGCTGCCGTAGCTTCTGGTGATGATTTAAATGACGTTACTACTGTTGTTACTCAAACCCTAGAATCATTTGGTATGAAGACTGACTCTGTTTCTGGTATGATTAAGAACACGAGTATAGTAACAAATGAAATGGCTTATGCTGCCGATATGACAGCTACTGACTTTCAGTCTCTTGGAAAAGGGATGGAATATGTAGGTAATACTGCTCACCAAGCTGGTTTTAGTTTGTCTGAAACCGCCGGTGCCATGGGTATCCTTAGTAATAATGGGCTGGAAGCCGATAAAGCTGGTACTGGGCTCAGAAAAGCGATTAACTCTCTTGTTACGCCTACTGATAATGCCACTGGTGCTTTGAAGTCAATTGGTTTAACTACCAAAGACTTTACTGACAAGTCTGGTAATATGAAGTCAATGTCTGATATCTTCAAGACTTTAGGCGATCATATGAAGGGTCTTACTGGTCAGAAGCGTACTGATATTTTTCACGCTATTTTTGGTACTACTGGTCAACAAGCTGGTGGTATCTTAGTTGATAATGCTAGTGCTTTAAAAGGTTTGAATGCTCAAATCCAAGAAGCATCCGCTAATAACTATATTGATAAATTATCTAAAGCCAACTTAAAAACCCCTATAAACCAGTTTAACATATTAAAAGAGAATGTCAAGAACTTTGGTGGCGAGTTAGCTAATGACTTACTCCCAACTATTGTCACTGTCGGTAATGAAGCTCTTAAATTTGTTAAAGGTTTAGATTCATGGTGGAACAAGATGAGTAAGTCTCAGCAACTTAATGTTGCTAAGTGGACTGCAGTTGGTGTTGCAGCCGTTGCGTTAATTGGACCTGTGACTAAGATTATGTCATTAGCTGGTGGTGCTGTCAAGCTTCTTGGCGGTATCCCACGACTGATCTCGTTTGTTGGTAATAGATTTAAAACATCTGGCACCGTAGCAACCGTTGCTATTAAAGAACAAACTGCTATGGTTCAGCAATTAACTGCCGCTTGGACGGAAGCTGCTACTGCCGCAGAAGGAGAAAGCATTGCTTCTGGTGGCTCACATGCAACCGGGGTAGGCACTCGCCGTACTAAGGGGTCTAAGGTAGGTACTACTGCTGCTAAGACTGCTGAAAGTAGTGTTGTTCAAGAGGGCGAAGAGGTTGCTGTAGGTGCTGCAAGCAAAACCGGTATCTTATCCAAGGCAAGCTCATTCTTTACCAAGAGCGCAGTTGCTTCACGTGCAGTATCGGGGTTAAAGATTGGTGCTGTCGGTACTGCTCTTACAGTCGGAATGGAAGTTGTTCCTAAACTTGCTTCTGGAAAAAAGATTGATTGGGCTAAACAGCTTAAATCATCTATTCTTGATGTTGGTGCCGGAGCTATTGGTGGTGCAGTTGGCGGAGCTGTAGGTGGTCCTATTGGTGCCGCTATTGGTGCAGTTGTTGTACCTATGGTTGCAGATAAGTTGAAGACCGCCTTTGTTGATAAAGATTTTACTGCTCACGTAAAAGTATCTAAGATTAGTACTTCTGTCAAGACTGACGGGTTAAGCGAAGCTGTTTCGAAAAAGATTCAGCCTGTTCTTAAAGATCTTTCTAAACATGCTAGTATTAAAATTAGCGCTGACACTACCGCCCTCGGAAAAAGCCGTAAAAATGTTGAAAAGGATTCTAAGGCTATCACCGCTGTTATCAAGGGTGAACAAGCTAAACAGATTACTTCTGCTAAGAAGTATTTGGATTCTCAACTTAAAGACGGTACAATCACTCGTGCTGAATACAATAAGCAGTTAAAAGCTGTTAAGAATCGTTACAACACAGAAGTTTCTACAGCAACCAAGTCTGCCAAGGATTTAACGAAGGCTCAAAACTCTTACTACAAACGGCAAACGAAGATCGCTTCTGGTGGCACAACTCAACTTCAAAATATTGCTAAGAAGTACGGCAAGAATTCTACGCAGTATGAAAATGAAAAGAACAAAGAAATGCGGAAGTCTTACCAATCATATATCAAACGTTACTTGTCTGATATGTCTGGTTCTGAAACTAAGGTAGCAGCTGCTGTGAAAAAGGGCGGAGATAAGCAAAAAGATCTCCGTGCTGACCTTAATAAAAACTTAGGTAAGTATAACAAGTCACAACTTAATGACCAGCAAAAGAAATCTAACGAAATCTATAATGCTGCTGTTAAGCCAGCTAAGAAACAACGTGACTCTGTTATTAATGCCGCCGAAACGACCTACCAAAAAGCTAAAAAAGCTGCTCAGCACCAACGTGATGATACTGGATCAATTACTAATGACCAATACAAGAAGATCGTTGCGAAGGCTAAGCAACAACGTGATGATACGTCTAAAGCTGCTGATAACCAGTACAAGAAGGTTACTAAGTCAGCTACGAACCAACACGATGAAACAACTAAGACAATCAAGGCGCAAAAAGATACGATCACTCGTTATATGAATGGTCAATCTAAAAACGCAGTAGCCGCCGCTGAAAAGCAAAAGAAGGACGTTACCAATAAGACGATTGACCAAATGGATAATCAGATGACCTTATCTGATCGTCTTGGCCGAGGCTTAAATAAGGTGTGGGGCGGAATTTCTGGTTTCTTTAGTGGAATGTTCAAAAACTTATCTAAGGGTTCTGGTAAGGTAACTACCTATACTGCTAACGGTGGCATTTCGACAAGTGGTATGAAGTACGCTGGTGGTCCCATCAGCCAAGATCAAATGGCATTGGTTGGTGAAGAAGGTCCAGAAGCTCGCATTAACAAATCTACGGGCCGTATGGATATTCTTGGTCAGAACGGTACTACGATGGCTCAACTACGTGCAGGCGACCATATCTTGAACGCTCATGACACAGCATCGCTGTTTACTGGCGGTATGGGGCGAACGATTCCCGGATTTGCTAAGGGAACTACAGACTTGACTCATTTTGGCACTTATGCAGATGGTAACACCAATCTATCAGGTTTCTTGTCAGGGTTTATCACTAGTACCCCGAAGTTTATCTCAGGTTTAGTGGATTCTGCAACTAAGATAGCTAAGGCGATCGGAGACCCTGTTAAAAAGATCGCAAGTGTTATTATTGAAAAATTCGACCCAGATACAGTTGTAGGTAAGACTTCTCTTAACGGGAAGGGATACGCAACTGGTATAAAAGGTGTGGCAGCTGGTGCTGTTAAAAACTTAAAAGAATTAATTAGTTCAGTAAACGATAATGCCGATGTGGGTTCAGCTGGAGAACCTAGTGGTTCTGGCGTTCAACGGTGGAAAGGTCTTGTACGTAAAGGTCTCGCAGCCAATAATTTAAGTACTAGTGCTTCAATGATCGCCCGTGTTCTTCGTCAGATTAGTACTGAATCTGGTGGTAACCCAAAAGCTAAACAACCCGGAGCAGATCCTGATGGTGATGGTTCTGGTCCAGCAATGGGTCTTATGCAGACTAAGCGTGCTACGTTTAACGCTAATGCGTTTAGCGGTCATAAGAACATTTATAATGGGTTTGATAGTATTTTAGCTGGTCTCCATTATGCTAAAAGAACTTATGGCTCAGGGTTAGGGTTCCTTGGTCAAGGCCACGGTTATGCTAATGGTGGTTTAGTTAACCAGAACCAAATGATTGAAATTGCAGAACAGAACAAACCAGAGATGGTTATTCCGTTGACTAATAAGAATCGTTCAGTCGCTCTCTTAAAGCAATCTGTCGATTACTTAGCTAACAACGACGGTTCGACACAAGCCGTCGCACAAACAGCTACTGGTGATTCTAGTGCGGTTGCGCAAGCAACCATCACTCAGTTAACCGCAATGGTCGAAGCCCAGCAACAAACGTTAGCTGCTTTGAATACGTTCATTCAAATGTTCGCCGGAACAGCATTTACGGATACTGATCTTAATGCTTACAAGAAGAATTTACGTGGTCAATCTATTTACAATAACCAACAATCTATAACGAAAGGTACGGGGTTAGCGAATGCCTAGTTTAAGTGAGAACGAATTTAACTTTAACGGATACAATAGTTATCATGATATGGGTTTAATCATGCAAAAGGTAGCGATACCAATTGCCCCTACCATGACAGAATCCGTTGCAGACATTCCCGGTAAGTACGGGAATGAGTTTTATGGTATGAATTATTCATCCAAACAGATAGATATTCCCGTTACTGCTATGGATTCCTCTTGGAAAGAGTTTCAGGAACATATGATTCTCTTGGGTGATATTCTAATTAACTTAGAAGATGAGTTGGGCACGGAATATCCCATTACGTTCGGGGCCAATCCAGATGTTACTTATTGGGGACACTGGACTGCGATTGGGACACCGGCATTTATCGGGACAGATGTTTTCGATACGTCATTTACGTTATCGTTTACGATGAGCGATCCACGAGGGTATTATCCTCAACGTCGCTACACTCTTAGTGGCAAGAACCTAAACCCAATCATGCTAGAAGGAAATACTACGGCTGAGTCCGTTATTCACATCATTCCAAAGCGAAGCTTATCATACTTTGGTTATATTGTCAACGGCGGTCAGTTCGGTGTTGGCCCTGATGATGCAATTGGTCAAGCAACCGTCAAAGAGCGTTTAACAGCAGTCATGACCGATACTGCTGACACAATGGCAGTATGGTCTCAGGATGCAGATCTCATTCGTGGTATTACTTCTAGTGGGACACAAACCAACCAAGGAGAAATGATTAGTCGATCTGCTACTAGTTCGATTATCGTAAGAACTTCTAAGGATGACGCTGGTAATGACGGTTTTGGTGTGCATAGATCAGATTATTATGGTCCAGTTGCAGTTCACGATGGTTTGGAAACAAACCTTACTGCATTTCACGTAGAAACTTGGATGCACCATTACAAATACTTTGGCTCTAGTAATGGTCGTGCAATTGGATCAGTAGAAACGCTGCTGTTAAACCCAACCAATCAAACGATTGCTCGCCTAACCATTCGGGATAACTCTGGTGGTAAGGTTCCTTACTTATTAGTTCAGTTCGGTTTGCCGGGGACTAAGTTCGTAGGTGGTGATAGAACCCATGAATCACTTATTAATACCGGTAGCTCGGGTCAAAGACTGCCACTTAATAGAAATGATAAGGATGTTTGGACTCAAATTGATCGTAAGACTAAAAAAGTAACGACTAGTTCAACAAAGAAAAGTACCTCTAAATATATGAATGTTCAGAATGCTGGTGAGCGAACCGCTTTATCAGACTTCTGGGGAAAGATTATGATTGAAAAGGATACTAACAACGTTTGGACTGCAAGCGTTACCCAGTACGATACTGGTACTGGTCATAAAGCAACGTGGAAGGGTGCCTATAATGCCAATCGTCGTTGGGTAGATTCTAAGAAGAAATACGCAAGTGTCACTCTTAGTACAATTGCTATTGTAATGCAAAAACACTCCATTACCGAAGATGACCAAAAGGTTGCCTACAAGGTTCCCTTTATGTCAATTAGTGGTGTTAATATCTATCGGGTTAACGACGTTGATCCAGACACTCCAGATGTGGTTGCCAAAGCGGGCCAAGAGATTATCATCAATACAGAAACGCAACAGGTTACTGTTGATGATGTTCAACTTCAGCCTGTATGGTCAACCGATTGGCCTAAATTTATTGGTGGTAAGGTTTGTACCCTTATCTTTGCAGGGGATATTGCCGATGCAGATATAAAAATGGATATCATTCCTAAAGTTAAATAGAAAGCTCCGGCTTTCTTATACATAAATTTAGAAAGGGGTATGTAAAGATGGCTTTAAAAGACACTTACATTATCTTAGATCCTCAATTAGTTCGGATAGGTACGTTAGATATTAACGGTGCCACCCCGTTCTCAAACGATTCTATTGTGCAAGAAATTGCAACTGCTGATAGTACAACTGATACCATTGACGTTAAAGATAGTACAAATACTAATATTACCTTAAATGCCAACTCAAAGCAATGGTCTCATACGGGGACGATTACTGTTGCGCAGGGTTACCCAGATAGCGCAAAGATGGTTGTTGGTAATAGTTTAGCTTATTGGGATGAGCTACAAGGTCACTGGTATATTATGTATATTTATCAGACAGAAGAATCTGGATCAGATGCCTCTGGTCGCCATATTACAACAGCTTATCTACAAAATTTAGCAGCCTATCGTATGAATGGCACTATTCCTATTAAGCAATCACAAGAGAGTGCCAATATCTTACTAGCGGCTCAGATGCTGTTTGCAGGAGTTAATTGGACGGTTGACCTAGAAACAACCTCTGGTTTAACAGCAGATATATCATATGACGGGGTGCAAACTACTCAATCATACTTTCAAGCGTTCTTACAGGCATACGATGTTGAAGCAGAAGCTTATGTAAAAATCGACTCAACAGGTATCGTTACAGATAAAGTTATTCACGTTGTTGACGAGTTAGACTCTGGAGGTGGGCCATATGATGACCTTAATTACAAAACTAACGTTACAGGGATCACACGAACCACAATCGGTTCTCAAATTATCACTGCTTTTAAACCAATTGGCTCTGATGGGACTTTAATTGGTAATGTTAACTCAGGTTCTGACTGTTTAGCACCGACCATATACCCTGATTATAAGTTAGGCTATATGGTCGGTGCTAAACAGTCAGAAGGTATTAATGATACCGCCGGTTTAAAGACTTGGGCACAGAAAGTATTAGCTTTGTACAATCACCCACGAGTTAACTACACGGTCACTGTATCAGAAGACTTTTTGGTTCCATTAGGGGCTAACGTCCGAGTTAAAGACTGGGATATGGAACCTGAAATGACAGTAGAATCACGAGTTATCCAACGAACATTCAGTAAAGCTAATCCTTTTGGAAATTCATTAGTTCTTGGTGAGTTTGTTACCGTTCAAGTGGTTACTCCTTCTTGGTTAACAAACCTTACTAGTAATTTAATTTCAGCTGTTGAAGACGCTCGTAACAACGCTGCCTCAATTAAGCCAGTGGCTCAGGCTCCTGATGGCAATAACTTTACGAGTATGAATGATACTAAGCGACTTATTTTACAGGCTTGGGAAGGCTCAACCAATATCAGTTCATATATTGATAATCTTGGATTTATTTGGCGTAAGGTTAAAGGTGATGGAAGCATTGATACTTCTTATCATTCTACTGGATACTTTCAAAAAGTTCCATATTCAGCATTAGGTACCCTTAACGGATCAATTGAGTCTGATTATATCATGAACGGTCCCGAGATATCATTTGAGGGTGCTGCTACCTATCTAGGTAGCTTTCCTGCCCATGGCCAATTATCTTGGAATATTGCTCAATTCATCGTTAAATTAAGCGACGGTAGGTATATGACTAGTCATTCAATGGGCAATACTGGGAACACAATGTATGCTATTAGAAATTCTAGTTTTGTATGTACCGACTACTGTATTCTGGCTAACGGTGGTCATGGTACTAGTTTCTGGGCAGAACTAAGTGGTAGTACAATTAAAATGTATACAATGTGGAAAGACCCGTCAGATTCTAAATGGTGTTTTGTTACTTGGAATTGGCAATCTGGGAGAGTCACAATTCCCACTACTAGCAATTTAATTACAACTCATGTAAAGTTTAGCGAATACAAGTGTATTAACGTTGACTCTGTTAACGGGTGGATGTTATTAAGAAACCAAAAGGGTCGCATGGATGCTTGTTTACTTGATGACATGCTAGCAGGAACTCTTAATCCCAAGTACTCTGTAACCATCACTGACTTTGGTTTTGATATCAATGCTCAAACATATCAAACACAAACGTTTAGTTACCCTTGGGTATATTGGAACTCTGGTGACATTAACCAAAAAGATAAGCGTATGTTATACGCTGCGAATATCGTTCATGGTGGTCAAGAATTTGAATACGCATATGGTAATGATTTTACGTTACCTAATAGCAATGATTATAACTTAGAACCAGAAGGCATTCAAGTGCACATCGAAAGTGGTAAGCCTTGGATGTATCTTCTCAATAATACGGTCGCTACGGCTGAAACCGTTGGTACTGGTCAAATAGAAAAAATATATAAAATGCCAATCTTATTGCGAGAAGCAGCGACAGAAATTGATCGTGGAGAAATTCCGATTGACGGGACGTACGTTGAACCGGATGCATAAAATCCGTATTTTATTATAAAAACGGGGTCTACAAACCCCGGTACATCAAAGTTTACAGACAAGACATTTTCTTAGGAGGGGTAATTTTGGCAGAATCAAACATTACACAGGTTATCTTAACAGATGACGGCATTAAAATCGTTGATGCACAGAACACGGCTAACGATGCCAAAGATGGTGTCATAGATTTAAACGATCCCAACTTGATGAGTGTCATTGAGAAACAAAATAATATCGTACAATTTGCGGGATTGACATCACAATATAATGTACTTGTTCAAAATGCAAAGGATGAAGGAATCAATATAGATTCCTTAACTATCGCATATAATAATTTAAACAAATTCATGGTTGGTGTCTTGACAGATCCAGATCACGCCAGTGATGTAGATCGAAAGACATACAAGAATTATAAAGACGCCTATAATTCCGAACTTGCAAAGACACAAGCAGCCCTAAAGAATAATACAGATAGTAAGTTTACAAGTGCCGCTAGCGCAACAAGTCAAGCGGCTTCAATGGCAAAACTAGCTAAATCAGCCGCAGATAGCAGTTATAACTATGCCAATTCAGAAATAGCAGTTCAGTCTAATGCTACCTCTAAAGCTCAAAGTACGGCTGATAATGCCTTTAGCAAAGCTCAAGCGGTCGGTAGTCAAGCTAGTGCTGAGATAAACAGCAACTCTACAGCTACTGCTAAAGCTC